GGCGTGCTCTACCACGATGACCGGCGAACTTCCGGTCAGTCGTGAGGATGTTCAGAAGTGGCTCGCAGGGACGAGCTATCCTGAGTGGCGGAAACTCGAGTTGTTGGCGGTGTATGATGAGATGGATAAGTATATCAAGGTCAGACACACTAGCCCAATTGGGACTTTCGTTAAAGATGAATGTTATGCCGATTACAAATATCCCCGTTTGATCAACGCGCGGGCAGATGTAGCTAAGGTCTTGCTGGGCCCTATGTTCCAGAAGATTTCGGATAGTGTGATGCATCATGAAATTGATGGTTACTGTCCATTCATCAAGTTTGTGCCGGTCGCACTTCGACCTGCGTACATCATGGAAACTCTTCAACCAATTGGTAAGATGATCGCTGAGAGTGATTATCGGAGTTTCGAAGCATTGTTCACACAAGACATGTTACAAATAGAAATAGATATGTATGAATATATGCTTTCCGAATGGACAGATGATGTGAAGAACTGGTATGGTGTTTGGTTCCATACGGTCTTGGCAGGCGAAAATCGATGTAAGTTGACGGAAGTGTTGGTGTCTATGCTCGGCACCCGCATGTCCGGCGAAATGTGCACTTCACTCGGTAATGGGTGGACCAACCTTATGACTCATCGCTTCATGTTTGAGGAAGTCAAAGGTGTGAAGGATTTGAGGATCGTTGTTGAGGGCGACGATGCACTCATGACCTTCACAGGTGAACCACCAACTGAACATGATTATAAGGCTTTGGGCTTGTTCGTGGAACTTAAGATTTTCGACAGCGTTTCTGACGCTGGGTTCTGCGGGCTCATTTTTGATCCGAAGGCTTTGGTCAATGTTACGGATCCTTTAGAGGTATTGGCAAGCTTTGGGTGGGGGTCAGCACGTTATGCGCTGGCCAGAAACTCCCGCCTGAAAGCCTTGCTGCGGTGTAAGTCGTTATCTTTGCTTCACCAGTATCCGGGTTGCCCAATTATCCAAGCTCTTGGCGAGTATGGGTGTCGCATGACCAGCGGCATTGATGTACGCCGTGTTCTAGAGGGAAAGACGTTTAGTATGTGGGATCGTGATCAGATCAGAGAGGCTGTAAAAGCTGCTCCATACAGGACAATACGCCCAGTACCCATCAGTACCCGATTTTTAATGCAGAAGAAATATGGTGTGTCAGTAGAGGCCCAAGTCTACCTCGAAAACATGCTTAAGAACAAGAACGATTTTGATCCTATAGTCGTTTCTGCCAGTTTGATTGACCCCCCGAGTTGTTGGAGTGAGTATGGTGATAAATACGTGTCCGACATTTATGGTAAGTTAGATTGGTGGGCGGGAACCAGCCCTGTTCTTGGTCGCCCTGAGACAGTACTCAAGGCGATCGCTACTGTAGAAGTCACTGATTATAGTACATATGATATACAGCCTTAAGGCACTCATGCCTAAAATGGGAGACTAGAGTTGCGCACCGACG